GGTTTGCGCGCAAACCACATCAGACCAATAACGGCACCGACGGCAAACCCGATCAATCCTCCTACTGCGGCGCCTGGTTCATGACTGTTAGCCGCAAGCCACGCGATAGCTGCACTAGAAGGCGGCGTAGAAACTGGACCGATTAGCAACGCTGTGAACTCGTTCATGGTCTGTGCTCCGGTGGCTGCGGCGTTCGTCAAGGTTGCGGTTCCTGTTTGTCGCGTGAACTCCCAGCAAATTTATATCGCAGTTCAGATGGTGGGCGCTGCGGCACGATGCCGTTTTCATAAAGCGCTTGCCATTCATCTGCGATCAGGCATTCGACGCCGTCAAACACGCCTTCATTGATCCGGTTCGCAAACGAGACCGCTATCGCTGCAATGACTGCTTTAGGCATACCGGTATAAAGCGGGCCTAGTAGTTTCGCGTATTCGTTAGACAGCTTTACGCCGCGCATTGTTGTCGTCATGGTATCGGCTCCCGTCTGCGTCTGCGTGGCGTGCGTCATTGAGAAACCGGAGGGGCTTAGTAACCACTGCAACAGGTTTTCCCGGCTGCAGGGTGAGCAGTAATTGGTGTTGGGGGATACGGCGCTTCCGCATCCCTGGCACGGCTTGCTGTTTACGTTCGTCATAAATAGATACTACATGCGTCCGTAGCGCTACGCAAGCTAAATCGACACCGTCGCGTGGCTCCTCTGCGTCTCGTCGTTTCATAATATTGCACTGTAGCGCCGCATCTTGTTGTATTGCAAGCACTTGAAGTTGCGCATATTTCATATCAAAAAACTCTTGACACGTCTCGTGCGCGCAAGTAATCTTGCCGCACTGTAATGGTTCATCACATTCCGCTGAAGGTTGCGATTCTCGTCTCAGGCAAACGCCATCAGGATGTCGCGGACAAGGCTGGCATCAACTCCACCAAATTCAGCCACATCTTGAGCGGGCGACGGCAGCCGACGAAGGCTGAGAAAGCGGCCATTGCTCGCGTGCTGCGCAAGCGCATAGCTGACGTGTTTCCAGATATTCCTGACGAGGCCCAAACGGCATGAAGCCCACGCACGAGCCTGAATGGCTGACTGCGAAGCGTGCCGCTGAGCATCTGTGCTTTGAGTCGGTGGCGGCGTTCTACCAGTGGGTGCGGCGTAACCCGGTGCCAGTTGGCCGGCGTGGCCGCACGTTGCTGTTTGACAAACATGTGCTGGACGCCTTCGTGCGCGGGAACTTCTCGAGAACACCACGGCGAGTTTCATAACACTGGTAATAACGACGGACACAGAGAAACCGCACACTATGTCCTACGACTTTGACCGCTACGCCGCCGAGTTGGTGCAGTTGATTCAACTCTCGCGGCGTCCAGGCTGGAGCCCTGAGCGTGCCGCCAAGCTGTATCTGGAAGCCGCCTACCAGTCGGGCTATGGCGAGGCCCTGAACATGGCGCTACAGCTTAACGATCTGGTTGATAAGGCTTTCGTCCAACCAGATCGTGAAGCCAACTGATGACGGTGCTCTGCTTCTTCCTCGGCGTCGTCTGCGGTCTGCTGATGGCCTGTGCCGCGATCGTCATGGGCCACGTCATGGGCGAGAACGACCGGCTGACCACGATGGAGCATAAGAAGCTGGCGTGGCGGCAGGGCAGGCCGTTTCCAGGGCCACGCAACTAATGGAGCTCGGCACCTTCGACCTCGCGGTGCAGGCGATTGTCGGCGCGGCCTTCAAGGCGCTGGCCGTGGGGCTGATTGGCTTCGGGCTGTTCGGTGCCTGGGAGTTGATCAAGGTGCTGAGCCGTAGGGGGTAGATGGCTCTGCGGTTAACCGATGAACAGGTGGCGTATATCCGGATGTTGTTTGCGCGAGGCTGGACGATCGGCGAACTCGCGAAGCGGTACAGAAAAGCCAGTTCATCGATCGAGCGCATCGTCAAGTGGTTGAGTCATCGAGGCAATAAAAAATAATGCAACCTGATCTAAACACGACGGGCCGCACTGCTCGGAACAATGCGGCCCTTGAAGTAACCAAACGGAGGAATCAATGGCGAGCCTACAACAAAACTTAATGGGTGTCTATGTGGCTGCCTTCTACCCGCCGCCGAATCGCAACGATCCGGCCTATCAGGATTCCGTAGCCAAGGCGCTAGTGGAGCGGGCTTGGCTACGCAGCCGTGACGGGCTGTGCGTGGCGTGCGCGTATCCGCTGGAGCTCGGCGTCTGCAAGCTTGGCCTTTGCGGCCGGCCGGAAGAAGCACGGCGACAGGTGGTGCAGCCATGATGCCGCATCTATATCTGTGGCCAGACGAGTTGCGTCAGGAGGCGATCCGGCTGGGCTACTTCTTTGTGGCGACCGAGCGAGAGTTCCGCATGATACGGCCTGACTTCACGATTGCCTTAAGGATTAGCCGCTATGACAGCTAGCACTGAACTTGTTGCAACTACTGGCGGAGTGCCAGAGACGGTGCAGCGTCGTGGTATCACGGAGTCTCAGTGGCGCACGCTCTGTCTGAGCCTGTTTCCTGGGGCGTCGGCGAACTCCGTGCTGATGGTGATCGACTACTGCAAAGCACGAAAGCTTGATCCGTTAAAGAAGCCATGCCACATCGTGCCGATGGAAGTGAAGAAGGCCGGCACGAATCAATACGAGTGGCGCGACGTCGTCATGCCTGGGATCTACGAGCACAGGACGACCGCACAACGCACGGGGGAATACCTCGGACACAGTAAGGCGGAATACGGTCCGGATATTCCATTCACTGGCAGCGTGGCGGTGCCGGAGTGGTGCTCCATGACGATCTACCGATGGAACGCTGCGTCAAGTCAACGGGTGGAATTTCCCGTCACGGTCTTTTTCAGGGAAGTCGTGGCGACTAACCGCGAAGGCAAACCAAATGCGCGGTGGGCTCGAGCTCCACGGCAGATGATGACGAAATGCTGTGAGGCGGCAGGACTCCGCGAAGCCTTCCCGGACGAAATCGGCGGGGAGATGACGGCTGAGGAAATGGACGGGCAGCGGGCCGTAGATGTCGTGGTGGAGTCCAAGCCAGCCTTGCCGAAGCCAGAGAAGTATGACGAGTGGCTGACGGACCTTCTAGCTGCGATCGAGTCCGGTGACGAGTGGGGCGACTCCTGGGTGCAGTCACCACAAGAGCATCGCCTGTATCTCGCTGAGACTGATGCGGCGACGTTCGATCAGATCAAGGCGAAGGCTAGTGAATAGGCCTTTCCATGTCGTGGAGTGCGAGCAAGGCAGCGACGAATGGCTGCAGGCTCGCTGCGGGCTGCTTACGGGCTCGCGAGCACCGGACATGCTGAAGACACTCAAAGGCAAAGGTGAAGCCGCGTCACGTCGGGATCTCCGGCTGACGATTGTGTGCGAGCGGTTGACGAGCAGGCCTACCGAGAGCGGCTACGTCTCCGCGGACATGAAGCGTGGGCGGGAGATGGAAGCCGCAGCCGTCAGAGCCTACGAGGCTCGTATGGGCGTCTTCGTCAAGCGCGTGGGCTTCCTGCGGCACCCGACGTTACTGGCTGGCTGTTCTCCTGACGGCTACGTAGGCGACTACAAGGGGATCGTGGAGTGCAAGGCGCCACGTTCCGCAACGCACTTGGGATACCTGCGGTCGAACAGGCGGATCCCTGACGAATATTTTGGCCAGTGCCTGCACAACTGCTGGATATCGGGGGCCGAGTTCTGTGACTTCTTCAGTTTCGATCCACGGTTCCCGTTGGAGTTGCAAACGTTTCACGTTCGCTACGCGCCGAGCGAGTTTGAGCGCATGACGTATCAGCGCACGGTGGAGACGTTTCTGGAGGAAGTCGAGAAGGAACTCCAGGACGTGCAGGCTCTGGTGACGGCGGCCGCATGAACCTAATAGCCGTTTTCGCAGTGTTGCCTTTGCGTCAACAAAACCGCATATCGATGGATTGCGAGAGTCGGCTGGACTGCCTCCATTGGGCAAGTCGCCGTCACGGTTCTAGGTGTGTCAAGTATATTATTACCAATGCTAACCACACTCGTAATCTCGCTACTACTCCAAACACCGCCTACAACCGCCACAGGGCCTGTCAGGGTGTATCTCAAGCCACCCGTTGAGGCTGGCGGCTTGGTTGTCGGCGACGCCATGAAGGAGCGCCTGGACAGCACAGCCGATCTGCGGAAGGGCCTCGAACGCTACGGCAAGGTGCTGGTCCTGGTAGACGATCCGGCTCAGGCGCAGTTGACGATTGAAGTGCTCCGCCGCGGCCAGCCGAAAACCGGCAACATCGAGCGCAGCACGCTGCCGGGTGTGGTGGCCACGGAAGATACCGGCCACAGCCTGACAGTGCTGGTCACGACAGCCGACGGCAAGAGTGGTGAAATGACCGAGACCAATAAGCAGCAGTTCAGCTCATGGGGCGGTGTGGCCAAAGGACTGGCGTGGACGATTCAGGACTGGATCAAAGACAATCGAGGCAAGTTATGAGGCTAGTCATTAGTGCTGGCGCATATCCAGGCGACCCGTCTGCAGAAACTCTTGTGAGCGGGCTACGCAAGATTGCGCTCATGCTCGCAGAGCTGCACAACATCGAAATAAACGAAGACAGCTTTGTCGATGGAGATAC